CTCATGGGCTCGATAATTTCATTCCCAATCCTGTGTCTCGTCAATGCGGCTGTATGTCGTATGGCCCTCGAACATGACACTGGAGAAAGGATGAGCCTGCGGGATGCTCCGCTTATGGTCAACGGTGATGACTGCTTGTTGAAGGTTGGTCCAGCTGGCTACGCAGCGTGGGGCGCCTTTGGTACAATGGCGGGCCTCAGCCCCTCTGTTGGCAAAGTCTATTACTCGAAATCGTTCTGTAACATGAACTCTACCACTTTCACCTATCTTCGGTCTGACGAGGCCGACGCGGAAACGTTTAATCGCGTCAAAGTAATTCGCCTCGGATTGGTGTTTGGGTTAAAGCGCTCGGAAGGGCCCTCGGACCGTGGGGCTCTCGTCAAGCAGATTGAAGCGCTGTTCGGAACAGGTGCCGGCCATGAATGGGACGCGAGCATTGCGTCTCGGCACCGCGCTGTGGTTGAGGAATGCCCTCCTCTGTGCCTCGAAAGAGTGCATAAGAAATTCCTCTCGAAAAACGCCACGGAGCTCGAGTTTGCCACAAAGAATTTCCTACCTTGGTACGTGCCGGCGTGCTTTGGTGGGTTGGGGTTGACGCCGTTGCCGCAATTTTGCTTTGATGCGTCGGAGAAAGATAAGAAAATAGTCGCTGCAATGGTTCACACCGACTACTGGTTGCGTGGTGGCGAGCACCTCGCGCCGCAGCCAGTCAAGATCGGGAACCTTCAGGAAATGCGAATCCACCAGGTTGCCTTGCATGAGCTTAAACGTTTGCTCGGCGAGGATTACCGGGAAAAATGGATCCCTGAGGGTGCGGGCCCTGGTGTCGCAGAGTCACGGAAACTTGACTCTTGGGCGATCTACCAGCGTTGGGAAGAAATTTTGGACCCACGGTTTGCGGAATGGGAGCGGCTAACCGACGAGGAGCTTGAGGCCGGAGACAGGCCTGATTTCAAGCAAATGAAGCGGCAGGTTGCCCACAATCGGAAAGTTTGGCAATGGTACGTTCATCACATGGAGTTGTTTGGTGCGATTCGTCCAGGGACGATCACGCCGATGCGTAGAGTACCTGACGTTAACGTGACGGAAGAGCGAGTTTCCACGCTCCCCACCGCGAATAAAGTCG